CAATAACTAAACGAAATAGATATGGCTTGCGCTCTAACAACTGGATATAAATTAGGATGCCGCGACAGCGTCGGCGGCATTACGGAGATTAGGCTTGCGCCATTCACGGCGGTCACAAGCATAGTCACTAACGCGTCATCGCAGGTGACAGCGATAACTGGAAGCGTTGGCAGCGGCACAACAGGTGCAGGTGTCAGCGGCTTCTACAAATACGAACTGCCGAAAGGTGTCGGCCAGTTCACGGAAACGATAAACGCATCAACGGAGAACGGCACGGTCTTTTATCAGCAGGAGGCTACGCTTATCATCAACAAGCTGCAGCAGGCTGTACGCAACGAGTTGAGGCTGGTGACTACGGCGCGTATGATGGCTATTGTTAAAGATAGAAATGGCAAGTATTGGCTACTTGGCAAGAACAATGGCATCGAAGTAAGTGCTGGAACGTCGCAGACAGGTACGGCGATGGGTGATAGAAGCGGCTATGAGTTGACGCTAACTGGCATGGAAGAAGAGCCATGCGTTGAGGTTACGGCTGCCGCGGCAAACGCTGTCACCTCATCGACACAAACGCTCGAAGGATAGCGTATATTAGCATCAGTTTTGGTTGGTTGTTGAACCCTGCGTATGGTGGCGCAGGGTTCTTTTTTTTGGGCTAACTTTGTTCTATGCGTGTATGTATCGTCTATAATCAGCATCCGACAGGGTGCAGCTATTACCGCTTGGAGATGCCAAGCAGCCGCGTTCATGAGATGTTCGGCAGCGAGGCCGAGTTCGTGAGCATCGCTGACGTGCGCACCATGAGCGATGAAGAGCTGCGGACTATCGACGTGTTCCTGTATAATCGCACTTGGATCGCAGGGCCAATTGAGGCGGTCAAGCCTGTCGCTGACATCCTACGACAGTACGGCGCGAAGATCATTCTTGACATGGATGACTATTGGCACTTGGGGACAGGGCATAGCTTCTACAAACACTACCACGACACGAACATGTCTGCAATCGTCGCCGAACACGTCAAGCTTGCGGATGCGGTCATCACGACTACGACGTACCTCCGCGATGAAATCGTCAAGCTGAACAAAAACGTGACGATCTGCGAGAACGTGCCGCACCTACTTTACGACCAATTCAAACCGCAACCTACCAAGAGCGAGCGCCTACGCTTCGGCTACTTTGGCGCTGCGCAGCACACCGAGGACGTGGCATTGCTGGAACTGCCACTGTCGCGCCTCTGCGACGATCACACGCTGGAAGGGCGATACATGCTGTACCTTGCCGGGTGGAATGAGGGCAACCCGATATATCAGCAGTACGAACAGGTGTTCAGCAACAAGGGCAAAAACAACAACTACGGACGCATACAGGCTGCTGATATTTACAGCTATGTTGGAGGCTACAACTTCGTTGACGTTGCGCTTGCACCGCTTCGCGACAATAAGTTCAACAGGCTCAAGTCGGAGTTGAAGGTGACGGAAGCCGCGTGGATGAACAAGGCAATCATCGCCAGCAACGTCTGCATGTATGCCGACTGCATCACCGACGGCTGGGATGGCGTACTGGTCGACGAAAAGCAGCCGAAGAAATGGTACAAGTCGATGAAGGCTATGATCAACGAGCCAGCGATGGCGCGTGAGATGGCGGACAGGCTGACGGCGAAGATGCAGAAGCGATTTGACATTGATGAAATCACCAGACGCAGGTTCAATTTGTACAAAAACGTGGCAAGGGATATTTCAATAAAAGAACTTCATGCTATACCTCAAGGCGAGCCAGAGCAACACGATAGCGGTGACGTGGACGGAGCGCGCGAACAGTGCGACGGTCTACCGGTTGCGGCTGACGAACTTGGCGACGCTGGAAGCCACTGACATCTACCTGAACGCGATTGACAACCTGTCGTCCTACGAAAGTCGCTACGACAAATTCGCCTTCACCTTGGGCGCACTGGAGAAAGGGCAATATCGGTACGAGGTCACGGAGAACCCGACAACCTACGCTGCTGGTGACTTCGTGCAAGGCGGCCTATACACGTTTACCGATGGCGGATTCGCGTACATCTCGGCGGCAGTGGATCAGTCGAGCAACGCAGAGTGGGGGTGTCAAGGTGTCAACATCGCAGGGACTGTTAACACAATTGGTGCAGGCATCGCTAACACGGCGTCTATTGTCGCGGGTTGCGCAACAGCAGGCATAGCCGCGAGGCTTGCCAATGACTTAGTGCTGAACAGTTTTAGCGACTGGTTTCTGCCGTCGCTGGAGGAACTTACCGAAGTCTATACAAACCTTGCCAGTGCAGGCCTTGGTAGCTTCGTCAATCAAAGCTACTGGAGTTCGACGCAGGTAGATGCGGCGCAGGCGTATACGGTTGACATGAACAACGGCAATGCGAATCAGCATAACAAATCGCAGACAAATAGGCATACGCGTGCTATGCGTCGCTTCCTGCTACCTACGACGAATCCGCGTGTCCTTGAAACAGGATTGGCGATGATTGAAACGACGGAGGGCAGTTTCACGAGTACAACAAACACGATCGACTACGTTTCTTATGACTAAACTGAATTTTAGCTTTATCCCACAGGCGGACTATCGCTACCCTTTGATGCTGCAAAGCAAGGCTAACGACCTGTATACGTTCGGGGAGATGAATGACTACCCATACTACCTTCTTGACATCTACAAGAAAAGCGCCAAGCACAACGCGATCATCAACGGCAAGTGCAACTACATCGCTGGTAAAGGCTGGGCGGTTGATGCAGATAAGACCACCGTGGCGCAGCAGGCAAAGGCGGAGGCGTTTATGGCTGACGTCAACGAAGACGATGACCTCAACGACCTGACGCAAAAGTTCGTTTTAGACCTTGAGCTGTTCAACGGCTTCGCATTGGCGGTCACATGGAACAGGGGTGGCGGCATCGCCTTCCTCGAACACGTGCCGTTTGAAAAGGTGCGTGTGTCGCTTGATGATACGATGTTCCTCATCGCTGACTGGTACGATGAACGCATGATCCGCCAGTACCCCAAGGGCGCGGAAGTTGAGCGGATGCCGAAGTTTGATCCGAATAACCGCGTCGGCAAGCAGCTATTCTACTACCGGCACTACGCAGCAGGTGTCAAGCACTACCCGCTACCAAACTACCAAGGGGCGCTCGCGTACATTGAGTGCGATGTTGAAATCGCCAAGTTTCACATAAGCAACATCCGCAATCAGTTTTGGGGCGGGCAGATGATCAACTTTGCCGATGGCATCCCTACCGACGAAGAAAAGGATGAGATTGAAAGGCAGATGCGTAACAAGTTCAGCGGCGCAAACAACGCAGGGCGCTTCGTGCTGACGTTCAGCACTGGCAAGGAAAACGCGCCGAGCATACAGTCGCTTACGCCGAGCGACCTTGATAAGCAGTTTGACCTGCTCAACAAGCAGATACAGGAAGAAATCTTTGTTGCGCACAACGTCACCTCGCCGATGCTGTTTGGCATTAGAACCGAAGGACAGCTCGGAGGCCGCAAGGAGTTGGCAGAGGCGTTTGAGCTGTTTAAGAACACCTACATCATGAACCGCGTTTTAATAGTCGAGCGCATAATCAACTACCTCACGTCATTCAACGGCTACGAGTGCCTCTACCTGCAGCCTTTCGACCCGATCACTGAACAACTTAGCGAGCAGGCGCTGATGCAGATTTTGACGCAAGATGAACTGCGCGAAAAGGCGGGTTATGAGCCACTGGCAGAGGCGACACCCGACGCAGGCGAAGTGGCCGTAGAAGCGAGCGCAGGCGTCAACGAGGCTATCAAGACGCTTTCAGGGAGGCAGTACCAAAACCTTATGCGTATTGTGCGCCACTACTCACAAGGCAAGGTCACACTCGAACAGGCGCGCACGATGCTGACCGCTGGCTTCGGCCTCAACCCGGAACAGGTTGACCAGCTACTGGGCGTGAAAGAGCAGGCGTTCACGGATGAAGCTGATGAGTTGGAGTTCTTGGCGCAAGTCGGTCAGCAGTTCGGTGAGGCGCGTGAAAGCTTTGAGGTGCTGCAAGAGCGCGAATTGGACTTCAACGAATACGGCGAGGCGGAGTTCTTCATGCAGTTTGCCGTTTCCGACCAAGATAAGGCGCTGGACGACAAAATCGTAAAATATAGGCGCAAACGCGAGGATGCGACAGTTGAAGAGATGGCCAAGGAGTTCGGGGTGAGCAAGGCGCGCATCCGCAAGCGCATACAATATCTGTTGCAGGTCAACAAGTACCCATTGAAGCGCGGCATCGGTGAGGCGACAAAAGAGGAGAAAGTGCCTGAACCTATCGTCGAAGTGCGCTATCGCTACGACTGGAGGCCTGAATATCGTGGGTTGAGCAAGGCTGACGGTTACGATAAGAGCCGCAGATTTTGTCAGGTCATGATGGACTTGAGCAGCACGCGCCTTTACACACGCGACGACATCAACCAGCTGACGGCGTTGATGGGTTACAGCGTCTGGGAGCGCAGAGGCGGATGGCTGACGCTGGAAGATGGCAGGCACCGGCCGTCGTGCCGACACATGTGGGTGCAGCAGTTGGTTATTAAGAAAGGTACACAAGTTGAACGTATAGTCGAATGAGCAAGGCACTATTTATAAGCGAAAACACGCTGATCGAAAACTCCGTCATCAGCGAAAACGTAAGCTACACGCAGCTACGTCCCACGATCGTCAAGGTGCAGGAGATGCACATTCAGCCAGCGGTGGGATCGGCGCTATACGCGGAACTCGTGACGCAGGTCATCGCAGGCACTTTGTCGGCGAACAACACCACGCTGATGCAGACCTACATTCAACCCGCCATCATTCAGTGGATGTACTTTGAGCTTCCAATGGTGCTGGCCTTCAAGTTCATGAACAAGGGGATGGATCGCAGGAGCAGCACGGAGTCGTCGCCAATGAGCGAGCGTGAGATGACGCGACTGATGGACAAAAGCCGCGACGATGCGGAGTGGTACACCGAGCGCATCACGCGCTACCTGCAAGAGAACCACACGCTGTTTCCGCTATTCGACAATCCGCCAGTTGCGATTGACACGATTTACCCGGCCAACAGTGCATATCAGACAGGGATGGTGCTTGGTCGCAGGGGCAGGTATCGCGATCCGCTTGACTACCCGGAAAACAGACGCAACTACTTTTAATGGCGCACTCGAAGAACGTAAACAAACTAAAGCAATTCTATGAGCAGTTGGGTAACGATCAAAAACGACCTGATAGCCTTCGCGGAGTCGCACCTGCAGCTGAACGCAGTGGGTTTCGGCGATCCGCTGGCGATCGGCACGGACAACGTGATCAACCTGCGGACAACCGACAGGGATAGGGTCATCTACCCGCTTTTGTTCGTCGATGCGCAGAGCGCGTCAATGCCCATTGGCGCAACCAACCTAACCGTCAGCGTGCTGGTGATGGACAGGGTTGCAGACCTTCGCGGCGTGGATGCGACCATAAGCGGCAGCGTCGTCTACCGGTGGACTGACAACGAGGATGAGGTGTTAAGCGACACGCTGCGCATCCTGCAGGACTTCGTCGCGGAGTTCACCGATGATCCTGATCGCGAGTACACAATCACAGGCGCGGTTAGTGCTACGCGCTTTGTTGAGGCAAGGGATGACAAGGTCGCAGGTTGGCAGGCAACGGTGGTCTTTGAGTTGCCGTTCAGCCGCAACGTCTGCCAGATACCGACAAGTTAAAAACACGATTATAGAATTGCATAGAAACAGGCCAAACGATATTTACACTTAAAGAAAAAGACAATGAATTTAGGACAACAACTTGACGCGTTACTTGGTCGCGGAGTCGTCATGGAGTGCGTCACCGGCGCAGTCACCGGCAAGACGTATGATGCGCTGATCGTCAACGCATCGTGCAGCTTCACGACCTTGACAGGCGAGGGTGGCACTAACCTGCTGACAACTTTGGGACTTTCAGGCGTTACCGTGAACACCGGCATGATCATTTGCGGCAACGGAGGGCAGCGCATAACGGCGGTGACGCCTTCAGGAGGCAACGTCTTTGCCTATACCTTCCAGTCGGTAACTGTCGTAAGCGCGGTATAATGGCGTTGGGGTTGGGTTATGGCTTGCCGTTTGCGGTCAAGCGTCCTGTTCAGGGGTTCGCCGAAGATGTGACTTTGGCAACCAATAACGCATTGGCGGATGCGGCGCAGCGCGAAGAAGCTGGTAACTGCTTGACGGCGCGCGCCATGCAGATCATGCAAGACGTGCAGACGCAGCCTTCGCTGCTTGTTGTGCCGCAATTATACAAGGCAGGGGTGCTTTACGACCAGCTACCAACAACGCGCACCAACTTCATACCTAACAATTCAATGGCTGGGGCGACAGGTAGCGTGTTGCCGACTACATGGGCATCGGGTTCAATCCCTGCTGGCTTCACCTTTTCGGTAGGCGCAAGTGGTCAGGCAACGGCTAATGATGGCACGCTCGTTAATTATGTAGATGTAAGCGTGAGCGGAACGGCAACAGCAAGCGGTACGTTCAACCTGTTTTTTTCTGCCGCAACAGGCGCAGTAACCGCGACTACTGGCCAGACATTTACGCTATCAGCCTACGCAACCTGCATCAGTGGTGACATCACAACGCCTGCAATGGTCTTGCAGGTTCAGGAGGTGAGTGGTTCAACTTTTCAGGCGGGGACATCGACAAATATCGCCTTGGCAAGCGGTGCAGTATTGCAGCGACTTTCGGCGGTTAGAACGTTCAATCAAAGTGGCGTGACTGCGGCGAGAGGGCGCATTGGCCACCCGATTGTCAGCGGCACGACATACAGCTACACCATACGGATTGCATCGCCGCAGCTTGAGCGGCTTGGCGTAGCTACGCCTATGATTGCCACCTCGACAGGTGCGGTCACTCGACTGAATGAATCGACGAATGTAGTTGGGCTTCCTCCTGACTTCACCGTCAGCCGCAACACAACGGCGACGCGCGTAAATAGCAGCGGTTTGATTGAGAGCGTCGCATCGGGAGTGCCGCGCATCGATTGGCTTGGGCAATCGTGCCCTGCATTGTTGGTGGAGGCGAGTGGGCAGAATTTGGCGTTGCAAAGTGCAGGGTTTCAAGTAAGTGGAAATTGGGCACCTACGAACATCAGCGTAAGCACAGGCACAACGGCTGCGTTTACCGCTCCTGATGGTTCGACTGATGCGGATTTATTGACAGCAACTGCGAATGGTAGTGCAAGGATTATTCAATCGTTTTCTTTTGTTTCGGGAACAACATACACCTATTCTGCATTTGCAAAAGCAGGTAGCGGGTTCTTTGGCCTAACGATGGAGAACGGAGGTGTTGCAAGCGGAGCCGCAGTCATTTGGAATTTGAACACTGGTGCGGTTGCAGTTAGTGGAACACAAGGAACTGGCTACGCTTTGCAGTCGCAAGGCATTGAAAATTACGGAAATGGCTGGTATAGATGCAGAATGACAGTTTTGATGAGCGTAAGTGTGACAGGGAACATTCGTGCCAATACGGCCGATGGAACGATGTCAAGCACTGTAATTCAAAGTGCCAGCGGTAATACTGCGTATGTCTGGGGCGCACAGGTCGAAGTCGGCAGCGTAGCGACCACCTACATCCCCACAACGGCAGCAGCAGTCAGCCGTGCCGCTGATGTCATCAGCGCATCGGGGGCGCTCGTGAGTGGCCTGATAGGCCAAACCGAGGGGACTATTTATGCGGAGGTGGATGTGAGGAGTTCAAGTGCTGGTTCTTTTATATCAATAGACGTTGGTGATGGCAGTAATTTTATCATAATAGCAAAATCGTCAAATTTTACTATTTTGGTTCAATTAAGAAGGGCAAATGGGTCTGTTGTAGCCATTATCACAAGCAGCGCAGTTTCTATTGGTGTTCATAAGATAGCACTGGCTTATACTAATGGCAATTACGTTCTTTACATTGACGGCAATAGTGGGGGAATATCAAGCGATTCAACGAATTATCCTGCATCAACTTTAACGCGATGCAGCTTGGCCAATACGAGTTACGGCATCTTCAACGACCGCATCCGCGCCGCCGCCCTCTACACCACCCGCCTCACCGATGCCCAACTCGCCGAATTAACCCGACTATAAATGCCGACATTCCGCAAATACGCCTTTCCCAACGAAGCGACATTCACCGCGCTACCAGTGCCGCAAGGCTTCGCAGTGCCGCTGGGTGAAATAGAGGGCACTTACTGCGTCGACATTCTTTGGGATGCAGAGCCGCAAGCCGACTACCTGCCCTTCAAGTGCTGGCCTCCGCCAATAGGCGTGCACAGCTTCCTCGGATGGGATGAGCAGTACACGACTGACTACAACGCAAACAAATGATCGAATTCCTCAAATCCATCGGCATCAACCTCGGCCTGACCATCGCTGGCTTCTTCGGCGCACTACTGCTCGCGCCAAAGATGAAGAACTGGAAAATGCAGCTGATCGCCGTCCTTTCAGGCACGTTATCCGCAACCTACATCGCGCCTGTGATCATCGGCATCCTGAACATTAAAGCGCCGAACATCGAGTACGGCCTCGCCTTCATCGTCGGCTTTTCAGGCGTCAAGATCACGGAGGTGCTGGAAGTGCGCATCATGAAGCTGCTGAAGTCAACACCAAACCAATAGTATGAATATAACCCGACACGCAGCGAATGTTCACACCTTCGACTGCGAAGGGAGGGAGGCGGAGTTTCTGCTCATCAGCGACCTGCATTGGGACAATCCACACTGCGATCGTGATCTACTAAAAAGCCACCTCGACGAAGCTGTGCGCCGCAACGCCAAAGTCATCATGAACGGCGACACCTTCTGCCTTATGCAAGGCAGAGGCGATCCACGCAGAGGCAAGGATGAGATACGACCTGAACACAACAAGGGCAACTACCTGCAAGCCGTCGTGAACGACGCTGTCAAATGGTTCAAGCCATACGCTAATCATATCGCGCTGATCGGCTACGGCAACCACGAGACAAGCGTGATCCGCCATGTCGAGTTCGACGCATTGCAGATGTTCGTCACGCTGCTAAACCACGATTGCAAGACTGACGTTCAGCTTGGCGGCTACGGCGGCGCAATCCTGTTCGGATTCACGCACAGTGCTAAAGTAAACCACCGGACACGCTTTGCGATGCACTACTACCACGGTTCAGGCGGAGGCGGCCCAGTGACCAAAGGCGTCATCCAAGACCAGCGAATCATGGCGATGGTCGAAGGCTACGACTGCACTTGGCAAGGGCACGTGCATGAGTTGTATCATCACGTCAACGTCATCACCTACCTCAACCGAAGCGACTATATAATCAAACAACGGCCTCTGCACCAAATTCGTACAGCGACATACAAGGAGGAGTATCAGGGAGGAGTTGGTGGCTTTCACGTTGAGAGAGGCAGACCGCCGAAGCCATTGGGTGGCTACTGGATGAAGCTGAAACTGATCCACCTGAACACCAAGAAGATAGACACCCGCGTCATTGATGCGACGTTTACGACGACAAGCACCCGATAGGGTGTAAAGTGGTAGGAGGTGCATTGATTCGTACCTGATGGGGTGCAAAATGAAGGCGAATGATATTTAATTTTGTGACCTAATCAGGCATTATGCGAAACATCAAATACCTCGTCGTCCACTGCACCGCGACACCGCACTCAACTACAATCGATTCGATCCAAAACTACTGGCGGACAAACCTGAAGTGGAAGTCACCCGGATACCATAAGGTCGTAAAGCCAAACGGAGAGGTCATCACGCTCGCACCCGATGACACCGTGTGCAACGGCGTGGCCGGCTACAATTCGGTGAGCCTCCACATCAGCTACATCGGCGGCGTTGACAGCCGAGGCAACCCAGTTGACAATCGCACGCAAGGCCAAAAAGACGCACTCTCACAGGCGCTGCATGAGTGGCGATCTAAGTACCCATCCGCCAAAATCCTCGGCCATCGTGACTTCCCAAAAGTAGCCAAAGCCTGCCCATCCTTCAATGCGACACAGGAGTACGCTCATATTTAGCCTACTGCTTTTTGGCTGCTGCCGGAAACCTGCGGAGGTGATCCGCACGAGCGCCGTCGTTCACACTGACCGGCAAGTCGTGACCGCTGGCAGCTTGACGGAGTTGACGCTTCCTGACCTGTGCGACAGTGCCGGGTTGATACGCCGCTTCACTTTGCGCGACAGTGCTAAAACAAGCGTTCTAAGCGTCGCAAATTCAGGCAGTGGCATTGTCATACGTCTGCGCAGGGATACGGTCGTAGAGAGGCTTATTTTGCGCGACACGACAATAGTAGAGCGCACGGTCGTCAATCAACCGAAGAAGCGCAAAAGCAGGTGGCCGATACTGCTTGTCGGGGCGATTTTGGGACTGCTGGCCAGCGTCGTTTTGTTCGCTCGGTTGAGGTAACGGCGGAAAATCAAGGCTTCAAAATCAATGGTGTCTGAAAGTTTTTTTCAGAAAGTGCCCATACGCGCTGGAAACGCAGAAAAAAAATTAAAAAAAGTTTGTATCATATATATATATGTATGTATATTTGCATATACCAAAACGGAAAAAAACACACTAACCCTTTAAACCCCAAAAACAATGCTTACCAACAAAAACCCCCAAAACCTCCGCGAATTTCACCTTGACCTTTGCGACGTTAAAACTACTGCAGATGCGTTCACTTATGCCCTAAAAATGATGCTTTCATTAAAGCACGATTTTATTACCAACAAACAATATGAATTACTTGCAGGCAGTTTGGAGTTGCACTGCAAGGCTGAGGGCATTCGCACCAAGAATGAGATTGCATCATTATTCTAACCAACCAACAGGGGCGCGGCTGTTCAACGCGCATCTTTAACCCTTTAAACCCAAACCAATGCAACACGACATCATCACCCACACGCCAATCACGATGGACAACGGCAAAGTCATCAACGCACACATCCACAAATTGCCGAGCGGAATGTACGCAGTCCACTTTGACTACGTCTTTGAGGCCAACACGAACAGCACCCGAACAAAGCAGATTGTAGACGCACTTTTCCGCAGCCAACACCGCGACTGGTTTCGCTTCATCCGCTTCCAACGCTCATCAACACCTCTACCAATGCCAACCTTAAACCCAACCAAACCATGAACTTC